TCCTGTGGCGCACAGGGTGAGAAACTGCCCCGCCGCAATAAGGACGGAGTTGTCAATCACCCCCGTGGGCGGGAGGAAAAGGCCCAGGAAGGTGAGGGTGACACCCACCACGAAGGATGCCACACTCACTCCTACGATAACACTATCCTTGACGCCGCTTTTCATAACTCAATCAGTTAGGGGTTTAATAGTGCATTATTATTTTGGTTGGAGATTTTGTGTAATACAGAATTATTCCTTACAAACACAATTGCATTATCATCACTTGCCCCTGCATAGAATGAATTTCCTATTGCCTGAATTTCTACATTGGAGGTGTCTGTAGAGTGGCTCATGTCCAACTTGGCTGCACTATTAAGATTAGATATATATCTACAATATAACATTACCAGCCTTTGGTTTTCCTCAACCTCGCCTGCAAGGGCATCGTGTACAAGGAATGCACCATAATCTCCTGTATATGTTAGATAATCATCATTTGATACATTTCTTATGAAATCACAATTCTCAAATATGACTTTATTGTTTCCATGTAATCCACAACCCATAGCAGCATTTGCAACACTATATAGGATACAATTCCTTACCACACCAAGTTTATATTCGCCATTCAGAGGAGGAAAGCTGCCATTACCTCCATCAACATGCAAGGCATATCCTGGCAACATAGTTTGTCTGTCTGTTTGAGAATTTCCTGGAGTCCAATCAGAGGGTGCGCTATCATCCAACATTTTAAGAGTCATGTTTTCAATAGTAAAATCCCCATCAATCCATATTGGAGCATCAACATATTGCCCCGTGTGGCTCTCCATTATGGTGCGATGCTTATTTTCGCCTTTAAAACTCAAATACCTATTGCTCCCAACGTATATAAACTCGTTATATATACCATTGTGTATGGAAATCTCAACAGGAGCATCGAGGTTGTCAAACGCATTCATAACCGCATCTGTTATAGTTAAATAATCCCCAACACCGGTTTTATCAACAATAATTATTGGCTTATATTCGGCTTTTTGAACATTCATTTTTGCATCTGATGGCATTGGCAACCACGTGCCATTGTCCAAAATACCCCAATTCACACGAAAATATGTTGCCGTTGGATAGAAAAATAGAATCTCTCTCATTCTTATGGCTATACTACCACCATAAAAAGGCTTGTTTTGAGGGTAATTCCCCAACGGATTCATTGATGAATCATAAAGAGAAAATCCCCATACCGCTTTATTAGCATCGCTCCCACTATATGTTATTAAACAATCTTGGATGGCAATCGCATTCCTGCAAGTCCTTAAATTATTAAATACATCGCCTGTTTGCAGAGAATTTCTATACCAAAATCCTGCTATCAAGTCATTATTATCAATAATGATGTTATTTTTTGTATTTTCAAGAGCCGATATTCTTTCACTAATAGTGGCATTTAATATCAGTTCATATGCCATACAAACTTGATTGTTGGATGATAGTATATTTTGTTCTATGTTATACAGATAAACTAAACCACTATTTACCTGATTTGCATACATAACCCCATTGCCACCCACAAATATCTGCTTATTACCTCCAACTAAAATGGGAGTATCAAAGTAACAAATATCAACTTCTGAGGCATCTTTTATCTCTTTAAGCAAAGTCAATGAGGATGTATCAGTGATATCCATCAAGTAAACCCTTATAGTGTTTATTGCACCACTTACCGAAAAGAATTTGAATCTTATTCCAGACACCCTTACAACCTCACTTTGCCTATTTGCATAAATTTGATTATTTGATAAATTTTGGGAATATATAGACCAATCATCTCCCAAAACGGGAGGAATTACCTGTAAAACTTTATTGATAATAGAGAACCCCTCTTTTTGTACTGCTAAAATAGCATCAGATAACAATCTTTTTATATTTGCAGAAGATACCGCAAACATAGTTTCGCCTGAATCTTGGACACTGTGAACTGCTGCATAAAAAGCATTTTCAGGTACAACACAAGTCCTCTCACTCCAAACATTATTATCTGCAAGAGGGGAAGATGACAAAATTCTTTTATTCTCATCAAAGAAGAGAACAGACATGTCTCCTTGGTTAACTCTTTGGCGAACATTTATAACATCTCCAACACTTACAGAAAATAACCCTGTGGCCCTCCAATATGGAGTTGGCGTAAACTTACCACTTTTCAAATAAAAGCCACTCAAATTAAAGGGTATTGAATAAACTTTATCATAAACCTCTTGGCCTAACTGACTGACTTGCGCCGCAGTCGCTGCACCCGTCACCTTCTTAGTCCAGGAGCCATTCCATACCAAGGCACATACCTCGTTCTCATTGACAATGATACCGCCAAAATTGGTATATGTGCCGGCCTGGCTGGCGATATACCAGACATTTTCATCCGGGGTGCCGGGGTCGGTTGCCGGGGTAGCAATATCAATGAACTGGTAACCGCTCCCCAGCTCATTCACCATCTGGACCAGTACGCCGTTGAGTTTAGCGCCCGTGATGGCCTTTAGCCCGTTGGTCTTTATCTGCGCATTAATTAATGCCAGCAGTGTAGAAAAAGCACTCATATTTTAGTCCTCCTGGTTATTTTCTTCTTCCTCAATGAGGTAATCGTTATTATAGTCATCATTATAGTCCGCGGGACATTCTACGGGTGTCCCGCCGGAACCACGGAAGTTAATCGTGGCGAGGGATTTTGATAGAACGATTGCATCCATATCAGTAGCAGATGGTTACCTCGCTGATATTATCCACGAGTTTGTAGAACATACCGCAGGCGGCACAGGCCACTACCTGTGTCTTATTCGCATCCGTGATTTCCTCCCATGGAGTGAAGTTCACACCATCCGCGGAGTAATTGAGGGTATATCCGCTCTCAGACGGGCTGATAGCGAAATTGGGGGCCTCCACCTGGAAGACCTGCTCACCAATGACTTTGAATTTTGTTGCCATAATCTTATCAGTATATTTTTATATTGTCATTCTCCGGGAAATCCGTCACGCAGACGGCATCTTTCGCCACCTCCAGGGTGACTGAGCAATACACCCCCGCACATTCATCACTGAATCGCTGATTGAAGGTGCGGAACGTGTGCTCATTGGCCCATATCCCGTGCCCTTCCAGGGCCTGGAGGATATTTTCCAGAACTTCCATCCCTACGCTCTGGACCTCAACCTCATTACTCTTATCAAAGGTGAGGCGGTCCACATAAAAGAAGGTGAAGGAATAATGCAGGAGGTCCGTTTCCGTATCTATCCTGTGCTCACCCTGGAGCCAGGCAAAAACGCTGTACCTTGCATCCGGCAGGGAGTTGAGCCGGAACACGTCATTCCGTACGATGGAATGAACGGGCGGCTGAGAGGCCGCTACGCCTTCAATGGTCCGTATGAGTTGCAGGAGGTTCATCGTTTATCACTTTTTACGGGTACGCCGGGGAGCCGGCGGCCACGGGGACCACCCAGCCAGATACCGCAGGAAGCGGCAGTGCGTAGATGGGCGCGGACGTGCTCACAGTCACTCTCACGGAGTTCCGGGTAGTCATCCTTGCGGGCCAGAATCCAACGCTCCAGGTCAAAGGCCGCAGCATCGGCTTTCGCCTGATAGAAGGACTGGACCTTAGCCATATCCGGCTGCTCGGCCACTTCCACCTTTTCATCCGGGGTCTTAACCACCCCGGCATTTGCAATCTTGAAGGTCACCCGCTGGGCTATCCCTACGCAGGTGCTATAAGCAAGGAAATAACGCTCAATATCTGCCAGGTCCTTATAGGCGGCATTCTCCGGCTGGGATATATCGCCGTTTTCCACAAGGGCCTTCAGTTTTGACAGGAGGGCATCACCCAGGATATTACGCAGGGCTATGTCCTGAGCCTCACGGATGGAAGGGCGCATATACTGCCCTGCCACGTTATCGGAAATACTGCATACTTCCTTAACGAAGGATTCTGATATGAGTAGGATTTCTGCCATGGTGCCTAATTGTTTACGGGTTCCTGCGGAGCCGGAGCAAGTCCCAGCATCCGGTTCGCATCTTCATCACTGATACCAAAGAGAACTCCCAGCACGCCCTTCTTTTGGTCTATCGTAAGGGTTGTGCTTTCCAGTATTGCGGTGAGGGACTGCGTGCCGCCAACGCCTAACTGGCTGGCGAGGGTGTCCGGGTTCACCTGGGCCGATAGTGCAAACGGCTCAATGGTGAGAATCTCCGGCACTCCGAATATCTTCTCAAAGGCCGTACAAATGGAGGCCTGGATAGGGGAAACCATCGTGCGGTTATAAAGGCGAAAGGCACTCTCATATTCCTCCTGTGAAAAGCCCAGGTTTTCCGTGGGTATACCGAACAGGTTTGGATTAGCGCGGAAGGCCGTGAAAATCTGCTGGCGGCAGTGCTTAGAAAGGGCATCATACCTCTCTCCGAAATTCTCCACCTTAGGCTCCGTGATGGTAACGGCATTGGTACGGTCCGGGTTAAAGGCAAACATTACGCGCCCGGCGTTGCTGCTACCCGTGAACTTTTCATTGAAGTCCTTTTCTATCTCGGCCTTCGTTGCATCATCCGGGACGCCATTATTGAAGTTCACTATCATTGAGGATACAAAGCCGTTATTAACGGAGTTGAGATGAAAGACGGATATTTGCCTTTCCACTTCGCAATCACGGATGGCTGCTGCATAGACGGGTGACGGGTAGGTCTGCGTATAGTCATCCTTTACCAGGAGGATGGAGGAAGCCACGCGCTTCCTTTCATTTTCATCCAGCTGCGCCCATCGGGCCTCATCAATGGGGATATATGCAGGATATTTGACGGCCTTCTGGTTGCCGCCCTTATTCCACTTTTCTGAGTAGTAGAAACTCTGGCACTCCTTGCTCATACGGAGGAAGCGCATAGGGCAGTGATAGACCTCGCAGGGCTGGCCCGCAGCATTGCGGATAACCTGGAAGGCAAAGGAACCGTAAATGAGTTTATCTGCGGCAGCACGCATCACCACTTCCGCAGCCGTTTCCCCCTTCGTGTTCACTACATCCGGGGCGTAGCCTTCCAGCTGGATATGCTGTGCATCACCTGCGATGAAATCCCGCGTGCCGTTAATGATGGAGCGCAGGGAGGGGACGGAGTTATAGAGTTCCCAGAGGAAATCCGGGTAGAGGTTCCTGTCACCCCAGGACACCATATCCTTCCCCGGCATTTCTTTCTCTGCGGGGGACGGGATGGCCTGCTCCTGGTAAGGGTCCAGGGCCAGGAACGATACTTTGACTTTTTTATCCTCCATATTGAATTACTTTTTGCTCACTTTCATACTCCACGGGAGCGGCGGTGTTATCCCCATCCACTGCAACCAGTAAGCCCCCGGCTATCTTGTATCCCATACATACCAGGGAGTATTCCCATTCACCTACGCCGAACCCTTCCGGGAGGGAGGCCAGTTGCAGGCGCACCAGGAACCCGGCGCGGACTGCTTCCGTATAGGGGAGGTCCAGCACCCGCCCGTCAGTGGTATTGCGTACCTCCAGGGCGAGCAAGGCCAGGGTGAAATCCCATCCGTTGGAAGGGATATAAACTGCCGGAGCATCTTGCCGTATATTGATATAGACCATATCGTGGAGTTCTCTTTCTTGGAAATATAAAAGGGCGCGTTTTCGTAAACAAAGCAAAAGGGCCTCCCGTGATGGGAAGCCCTTGCAGCGGGATGACTGCTTCTGAGGTTTAGGCAGCCACGATTTCGGAGAGGTCCACACCGCCGTCCCCTACAAGAATCTCGTAAGGGAGTTCGGAGGAATTATCCTGGAGGGTGACTGAGTAGCCGTTGCGGTCTGCGCGGGCGGTGCCGGAAAGGCCGTCACCTGCGGAGAGGACCAGAGCGGCCTCATAGCCGAGGAACCAGAAAGCCCCATTCGCATCCTCCACCAGAGCGACCAGCTCACCCTGAGCCATCGCTACTACTTCAATCCTCTTTGCAGTTTCCATGCGATTGAAGACCATAACAAGGTCAGTCTGGACGAAGTTGGTGCCGTTCTCCTGGTTTACCTGCCAGTTGGAGGACATTGATGCGGTGTTGGGTTTGAGGTAATAACCCTTGAACTTAGCGGAAGCGGCCATGGTTATACCAGTCACCTTTCCCTGGGTGAGGGTAACCGCGGACACATCGGCCTTGTTTGCAAGGTAGACCTTACGGATGCCTCCCATATTGGAAAGGCAATCGTTTATAATGCCGGAAAGTGTTTGTGTGCAAGCCATAAAGGTATCTATTTTTGCGTTAAACAAAAGAAAAAGCCGGGCGGGTGTTATTCCCCACCCGGCGGGATTCCTTGCTCCTGCGCCCGTTTTAGGCAGTAGGTGCTGCGGCAAAGGTGCCGATGACGTTCATAGCAGGGAACTTGTAGGCAGCACCGCTGGCCCACTTCACCTGGTACTTGAATACGCGGTCATCCTGGCTCCACCATACGTCCACAACCTCGTTATCGTTCTCACCATCGGTGCCGTAGACAAGGTTATCGGCGAAGGTGCCTACGATATGCAGGTCACCAGCAAGGCCGGGGGTCTTAACCACCTTCACGTCAGTGCCGGGGAAGAAGAACTCCTCCGGGAATGATTCCTGAGGACCAGCATAATGGTAATAATTCTTCTCAACCATAGCCTGGGTGAAAAGGCGGTAGATGGCGGGTGATACGAAGATGATGCCGCCGCGCTCAAGCACTTCCTCCGGGAGGGCCATATAGACGGCCTTGATGCCGTTGTATGCGCTGGTGCCGGAAGCGATGGCTACCTTGGTGCTGGCGGTATCGGCGTAGATGGTCTTTACGAAACCATCAATCCACTTGATGTCGGTATCGGTGGTCTGGGACTTATCACCGAGCCAAATGAGTTTCTCAATCTTCTTGTTGATTGCGCCGATAAGGGCATCCATGATGAACTGCTCAAAAGGCAGCTCATTCTCGGAGGCGTTCACGCGCACAAGGTACTCGGCGTATTTACCCAGGAGGGTTTCCGGGCAAATCTGGCCGTCTTCCTTGATGACTGCAACCTCAATGGTCCTCTGGGAGAGGGTGATTTCATCAATGGGGTTGTGTCCGCAGCTGGAGCCGTCCTGGAGCACGCCGTTCAGTTCAAGGTAATTGAGGTAGGCGGATTTCTTGATACCTGTCTGGAGGGCAATCCTCTTACGGGTATCAGTTCCAACGAGTGCGAAATTCTTGATAAGAAGGTCGCGGTTCTCCTGCACATAGGCGGGCAGGGAGGAAACGAGGAAATTTGTAGTAGGCATATTTATACTTTTTTGGTTGTTTCTTTACTCGGAAATATAAAAGGAGGCGGGAGTGTAACTTTTTGGGTTACTTGCCTGCCCTTGCTATCTTTGCGAGGCGGTCAATGCCCTTGTTCCCGGTGTGGATTTCCTCACCTGCGCCTGTGAATTCCTCATGGGCGGGCTTCGCTGCGGGTGCGGCCTTGAGTGCGGCTATTTCCTCACGCAGGGCCTTGACCTCTGCTGAGAGGCTCTCGTTCTCGGCCTTGACGGCTGCGAGTTCGGTGGCCTGCTGCTCCGCTACCTCCGCGGCGGGGTCAGTGATGCTTGCTACCTTTCCGTCCACTACGGCGATGACTTTCCCGTCCTTGGTGGTATAGTCACCATCCGGGGCGGCCACAAGTCCTTCCTCACCTTCCGGGGTATCCACAAAGACGTCATCCCCTTCTTTGAGGTCTTCATCACCCATCCAGTAGAGGGTGCCTTTATCGGTGTTCACTCCCTGGCCGTCCGGTTCCTGCTCGGCGGGTTCTTCATCTGCCTGCTCGGCGGATTCCTCGGCTGGAGCCTCAGGTGCTACCTCGGCGGCTGCATCCTTGATTTCGGATACCTTTCCGTCCACCACTACGATGGTCTTGCCGTCCTCGGTGACGTAATCCCCGTCAGCGGCTGCGGTGCGGTTGCCTTCTGCATCCTCCACAAAGACGGAATCACCTGCCTTGAGGTCATCTTCGCCGTCCCAGGAGAGTATGCCCTTATCAGTGGAAATGTTACCCAGGGCCACGATTGCTCTTGCAATACGGCCCAAAATACCTTTAAGTTTTGCCATGTGATTATGATTTTTGAGAATTGTTCTGAACTGGCCCGCCACGGAATCCACGATACGCTGCACATCGGCGGCATCATGCTCAGGGGCAAGGTCAAAGATACCCTCCAGGGAGAAACCCTTGTAGGTGCCGTCCTTGATGGCGGCCCATACGTCCTCATTTGTGACGTGGAACTCCGCCAGGAGGGAGCCATCCGCCACATCAAAGGCCGCGGGGGCGACACCCTTCTCTCGGTCCACTATGAAGTACTGGACCATCTGGATACCTTCCTGCTCGGTGCCGTCCTCATGCATGAGGTTCACAAGGTTCTGGCGGTTCTCGGCAAGGTACTTCTCAGCCATTGTGCGGATGGTATCCGGCTTGTAGATAATGTAATACTCAAAGCCGTCCGCATCACGGCGGTAGATGGGATAATCGGCACGCATCACCACACCCAGGACCAGGTGCTTGTCTTCATCCTGGACGGCATAGGTGAGGACCTTGCGGGCCTCCTGGTTCTTAAATGCGAGGAAATCCACCTGCACGGCGGGGTCATCCACAAGTGATATGCGAAGCATACCCGTATCGCCGTCACTCTGAACAAGGGCGCGATAAACAGGAATGCCGTCTATTGTTACAATCTGAGCCATTTTGAAGGGTTTACTACACCGAAATATAAAAACCCCGGAAATTGTAAATAAACGGCCTTTACGGGCAAATAAAAAACACACCCGGACTTCCCAGCCAGGGTGTGGAAAATTAGTCAGTATTCTTAATATGAAAAAAGTTTACGCAACACGGACACCTCACGGCGTTCTGCATATAAATATAAATCGGCAGGAAATCGTAAACCGCTACCAGGTGGTTTCGGCCACTTCCACGCGCCGCTGGTCCTGCTTCGCCTGTATATCGGAATCCAGGATATAGACACGCTGGTCGCTTGCCATCTGGTTGAGCCGCTCTTCCTCGCTGGCTCCTGTGATGGTGCGGACCTGTGACACCTCCGGGGTGACGGCTGGAGCCGGAACAACGGCAGGAGCAGAGGATGAAGCGGCCCCGTTTGTGGTGATGGGCGTTGCCCGTATCTTTGCTATATTGGCGATACCCGTTGCAACCACGGCAGCGGCGTTTATCGCACCAATGATGGGACCCATCGGCACGCCCAGGGATTGAGCCCCGGAGTAGGCAGTCACGGCACCCTGGAGCATATCAATCGTGGCCCCGGCAATACGGAGGTTCTTTGCCTTCTCGGCCTCCTGCTTCGTCATTTCCGTATTGCTTTCGTAGGCATCGGCAATTGTGCTCATTATGGAGGTGATGCCGCCTGCGGCCTGTTGCATGATATTCAAGGAAGCCTGCCAAATGGCCTTCCGGCTATCGGCGTAGGCTTTCTCTGCCTGGAGTTCACGGAGGCGGAAAGCCTCGTTACTTTCTCCCTCCATCTGGTGCAGCTGGTCCAGTTCCGTTTGTTTCAACTCCATAGCCAGGGTGAGGTATTCCACGGAACCTTCCTCCAGCAAGGCCATGCGTTGCTCCAGGATGGTGCGGTCCTTTTCCAGTTGCCCGTCCTTCACGGCATCCTCTGCCTGGCGGACGGCCTTTTCCGCGGCAATCCTGCGGGCCTGGAATTCCTCCATTGATTCATCCACACCCTGATAGATGGCGGCAAGGTTCTCCCGTGCTATCTGGGCGGCTACTTCCAACTGCTCCACGGAACCTTCCACCATCCCGGCCATTTGCGCTTTCAGTCCGTCAGTGGTTTCTTTAAGGAGGGCATCATTAACGGCTTGCTGCGCTTCCACTGCAGCACGCTGTGCGGCAAGCCTGCGGGCCTGGAACTCGGCATCCGATTCATCCATCTGGCGGCGCATCTGGTCGCGCTCCAGGGCGGCGGCCTCAGCCATAGCGGCGGCGTACTCTACGCTGCCCTTCTGGAAAGCCTCAGCCCGGTTGCGGATGGCAAGGGCCTGGTCCGCCAGCACCTTCTTATCGTGTTCCTGCTGGTTCTTTTCTACCTGTACCTGGTAGGATTTATCTATGAGGGCAAGGGCCGCATTGAGTTCCTGGCGGTCCTTAATCTTCTGAACGGCCTCGGCCTTCGCCTTATCCCGTTCCCTGGCGGCAATCTTGTTCTGAATTTCCAGCTGGGATTCACTCCCGTCACGGGTGATGGAAAGCAGCTGGGACAGGTATTCCTTTTCCGCTGCTATCTTTGCCGTGGCTGCATCCTTGACGGCTTTTGCCGCATCCCTGGCATCCTTCGCTTCCTCACGCCTGGCACGGGTGATGCCCTGGTTAATGGTGCGTATTTGCTGGAAATAGGCCGTATCAGCCTTCACCATATCGGCATAGGCACGGGCTTCTTCCTCCTTCGCTTCCTTGCTGGATTCCGTCAGGGCGTTGCGGTCACGGATAATCTCATAGGTTTTCTTTGCATCATCCCTGGCTCGTTCCGCTATCTCGGCCTCCAGCCTTCCGGCTTCCTCCAGCATAGCCAGGCGTTCAGCGGCAGTGTATTTATCCTTTTCCGTGGCTTTTGCACGCAGTTCCGCAATATCCCTTTCTGCTTCCGCGTTCTTGACAAGGGTTTCCCGCTGGCTCTGGTCCAGTGCATCCTGTTCCTTCGCTATCCTCAGGCGTTCGTTGGCAGCATCATTATTCTTGAAGATAGCGGCTGTGAGTTTGCCGAACCAGTCCACCACGGACACAAGGGCCTTTCCCATTCCCTGAAGCATCTTTGTGACGGCATCACCGATAGCCTGGAAGGGAGCAAGGGCACGGGTGAGGCCATCAGTGTTTTCCTCACTGGTCTTCAGTCCGTCAATAATCTTGGTGAGGACGTTTGCCAGGAGGCCCAGGACGGCTATGGCCGGGGTTTTGGAAAGAGTTTGAAAGCCCAAAGTGGCGGATTTAAGGGGCCCTACCATTCCGGCGGCACCTTTACCCATCTTGGAGAGGCCGTCCGTAAGGTGGTCCACGGCACCGATATAGTTACCCACGTTGCGGCCAAACACTCCCACGGAGGCATCCATTCCCTTCAGCTGGTTATTCACCGCATTGATGCGTTTCGTGAGGTTGGAACGTTCCGCGGTATTGGTGGTGGTCCTCCATTGCTGCTTCAGAATATCCAGTTCACGGACCAGCTCATTATAGGAGAGGGTTTCCGCCTTGACAAGTTTATTGTTATTGTTAAAGGTGACGTTTGCTGCCGTGGCCGCCCTCGTTATGTCTGAGAGTTCCGCGGTGGTGGCGTGCATGGCGTTCCGTAGCGCAGCCTGGTTCTCCTGCAACCGCGTTAGTATGGCCTGGTGTTCATTGGCGGAGAGGTCCGCTTCATCCAGGGCCTTCTTGTAGTACTTGATATTCTCCCGGAGTTCGCCGATGTTCTTGACGGCCTGCCCGGTGCTTATGCTGATAATCTTTTCCTTTGCCATATCCGTTTATAGGTTTTGTCCGTTTGTATAGTTTGCCTTATCCCGTACCTGCACAAATTCGCACTCCACGGGGTCCCAGGTGGTGAGGGAGTAGTTCGTTATCTTATTGAGCACCCACACCGAGCCTTCATAGTACCAGAATCGGCGCAGGAGTTCCGGCCCTACCTGGAGGCCGCTCAGGTCCACGCGGCACCGCATCACCTTCGTATCCATATCCAGGAGGTCCGTGAGGTAGGCCCTCCAGCTGCGTAGGTAGGTGCTACCCAGGTCCATATCAAAGGTGATACCCGGCAGTTCCACCTCCTTAGGGATGCCGTAGTCCAGGGAGCGCGTCACCTTGTGCGGTGAGGATGCGAGGGTGTTATAGGCATTGAATATCGGCACATACGGAGCAGTGGGAGCAGCGGTGGGGATAAACCAGCAAGGTTTTCCGTTATTGATAGCAAGCATCGCCGGAGTGTCATCACTGATATTGAAGCCCGTATATAAGGCAGCACTTACATATCTGCAAAGCACATCCACGCCGTCCTGCGGCTTCCCGTCCTTATCCCGGAATTCCATCTTGGGGCGGTAATTCAAGTCATAGCCCTTGTAGGTGATATTATAGTAGGCCACCTGTACATCACCGCTGGGGACGGGTACGGAGAAGTCCTTACCTTCGCCTTCCTCCGTCCAGAGGGTGTATGTATTGCCGGGGTCCAGGAATACGGACGGGATGGCGTGTGAATCCTGCGTGAGGCGGTTCCAGTACGGGCCCTTATCCAGGAGGGTGACGGCCTTGCGGAAGGCATTTCCCTTGAATAGTTCCTCAGCGGCGGCATCAAAGTCATACCCGGTATTTACCCGCTGGATGGCGTAATCAACGCCGTACTTCTGGGCGTATTGCTCGGCGAAGGCCCCGCGGACCAGCTCACCCTTCAACTCATACCACTTGCTTTTCATCGCCAGCGGCTGGATGGTGATTTCCTGGCTGCGGTCCACACGCCCGGAAAGGTCGGTTACTTGCCCGTTAAACCACGCGTTACGGGGCATGATAGTAACTGCCTTGCTGGCGGGATTATAGCCGAAAATGAGGCCGTTTATCTTGCAGAAGGAAATGAGGTACTCAGCCGGGGTGTGGGCTGAATTGAGAAGGGAGGCGTAGGGGATGACGGCACCCGTGCGGCCTTCCTGCGGTGAGGTCCACTGACCGCCTGCGGAGTAAGTGTCATAACCCGTTGCGGCTGCGGTGAACGAACCTGCGCCGGGCTTATCGGCATCCCATAGGGCCAGGGCTGAATCCTGGGCGGGGGAGCCGTATAGACTGCCGTTGCTCACTGCTATCTGATAACAGGAGTACTCTATGCAATACTCCCCGGCGGCTCCGCTTTCTATTGTGTAGGGTATTAATCCCTCAATGGCATAGGTGAGTGAATCCCTCCGTGCGAGAGCAGACGTGCCTGAGTACCTGGTTCCGTACTCAGTTTCCACGGGTGGCGTGTAACCGCAGAATTCCGCCAGCTGCTCAATCGTGGCCCCTGTGAAATCGCATATACACTGGACCTTGGAGCCTGCTATCTTCACGTTGCCGGAATAGGCTACCAGTTGAGCGAAAATGCACTTATAAAAGGTGAATGGGCTTGACGTTAATTGTAATGACGGATTATCCAGTATGCGAGTACCTGCGGGCAGTTTGAGGGCAGGGGCGGCATACAGGGTGAGGCTCACATCGGCTCCCGTTGGGACGGGTTCCTTGTAGTAGAAGCGGCCCAGGTAGAGGGAACTCTGGAGCGTGGGGTAGGGATTGAGGCCCACGGTGTCGCTTTTCGTGCCGTATGTACCCAGGGAGGAAATCATAGGCAGGGTCTTCCATACACCCACATAGAGGTCCGCAGGTATCTGGGATATATCCACGGAGAAGCCGCCGTTATTGTTCGGGTTCGCTATGGCTTGCATGAAGGCACGCATGGAAAGGACGGGCCGCTGGAGGTAACTACGCAGGTCCTTCATCGCCCATTCATCATGGCCGTTTTTGAGGTTCAGAAGGGCCTGTCCGTCTTTGGTGTAGTAGGTATTGTCGCCGTCCGGGACTTCCACGGGGAGGCCGGGAGTGGTGGGGTTGAATACTGCGTGCTTCCCGTCAAAAACCCCGTCTGGTACTCCGTTATAGGCCGGAGCAAAATTCACTACATCATTGGCCTCTTGGATACCCTGCGACTGGGAGTGAGAGCGAAGCCTGGTCCAGGCCGTTGAGAGGAAATTTGCCGTGATGGTGAAGGAATCCATTGTCACGCCATAGTCAAGGTGTGCCAGTGTCTTTTTCTCTCCGTCCGTGGTATAGGACAGGTTATAAAAGAAGCCGCCGATGCCACCGAAAAGCGTCACCTTCAACCCGGACACCACGCGGCCCTTCATCAGGACGGAATCCAGGCGAAGGTAGCCGCTCTCAATGATACCGCCCAATTCGTTACGCAGTTCAAACGGGGTCTTGTAGCCGGGGGAGAAAGCCGGGCCCGTGCCGCCTGCCCCTGTGCTCACGCGGTCCGTCCTCTGCGGGTGTCCGAAGATAGCGAGGTTTGCGGGTGATGCCGGGAGGGTTATCTGCTTGGAAAAGGAGTTTTTCACGGCGGCAGGTTCCTGGAGGTCCGTGAAGGCGTAGTTATAGAGGATGAAATCCTGCTCCGCCAGGTCCGCGTGCCGTCCTCCTATGTAAAGGTCAATCTTGCGCCGCATAACCTTACCTCCTTATCCTATCCTGTGCCAGCTGGGCCTCAATCTTATATGCATACAGCCGTCCGGGGGTATCCTTGTATTCCGTGGTGCTGGCCGTCAGAAGGAGTGGCCGCACTATGTCTTCCTCCAAGTCATGGATGTAGACGGAGGGAGAGTTGAGAAGGTGATGCATCCTGCCGGACTGGTCCGCATTGAGCCAGCCCGTCCAGAACTCCCATTTGGGGCGTATCTCATTCACTATGGTTGCACCTCCCCTGGCGGCATAATCGTTATTATCGTAGGTGCGCTCCAGGGTGTGACGGGTGAGGGTATCGTTGCGGATGGAGCGGCCTTCCACGGGGAGGGCATCCCAGCCGCCGTGGGCATTCACATAGTAGAGCACATAACGGCAGCAGCGGCCCGTCCTGCGGAACACCTTACCGCCTATCTGGACGGATACGGCAAGCGGGTAGTCATCCAGAGGAAGGACAAAGGCATCGCCGTACTCAATAAGACCGATGGCGAAATCCTCATTGAAATCCTCATTGAAATCATTGCCGCCCTCCCTTGTGAGCACGCGGGTGACGGTGGTGCCGTTCTCCATTGTGATTACGGCGGTGAGGGTGTCACCCAGGGCGGAGAAGGGTAGCAGCTGGCCGGGTGCAAAGGTGGGGATAACGGGGAAGGCAAGGCCGTCCGTAGCCCTGTTATAGTACGGGTCATAACTCCAGTCATTAAAGAAGGTAACGGCCTCAGTATATGAGTAGCCGTCCCCCCAACTCACTATGAAATTAGCCTCATAGGGAGTGGCCGGGGCCTGGAGGAAATTATGGGCCAGGTAATCCGCGCAAATATCATTGATGCGGACACGGGGGTAGGTTTCACCAGGGGCCGGGTATGCTGCCCCTTCAAAGATTATCTCTGAGGTGTCCGCGTTCTCTATGTGAAACGGGAAACTGCCGTCCGTTGCTTCGGTGTGGTCTATTGTGACGTAGTAGTCTTTCCAAATTGGTTCTGCCATACGCTTGTGTGTTTTCTTGGAAATATAAAAAACCCGCCTTCCGTAATTGAAAGCGGGCGGAGTGTCTATGCAAGCACCTTCTCTATGTAGTCCAGGGCATCCCGGTGGAGGGCTTCCAGTAGCCGTTCCTCATACATCGGTATCACGGCGTTCTCAGTATCCCGCAGGTCATGCGTTCCTGTGGTTCCTTCAAGGGCAATCTTCCGGCGTATGAGGAAGGAGAGTTGCTCAGGGGATGGGAGGCGGCCCCTTGCATCCGGGTGCGGGATAACGGGCTTTATGAATATCCAGCGGTCAATGGCATCCTTCGGTGGCCAGTGGGGGCGTGTATCTTCCTCCACGTATTTCCAATAATCGGCGAGGTTGAGCCATACGGTGTATGTAGTGCCGTTCACCTCCACCTCCGTGGATATGCTACGCAGGAGGTCACCGCTGGCTATCCTGTCATGCAGTTCCAGGTGTTCCTTGTAGTTTTCCCGTATGTCCCGTGCCAGGTCCTCCAGGATGGCTACGAGGTTGCTCGTTTCAAAAAGTGCTTCTGCCATTGTTAAATTATTGTAAAATTTTGGAAGGTTTTTGCAATTATTTTACTATTTCAGTGTGTCCGTTTCCATTGTTCCAGTGCGGCCTTCTCCCATTCCGTTTTATCCTTACGATAGGCGAGGATATTGAGAAACTCCAGGGCAGGGCGGGTGAGCACTTCATCCCAGGAGCAGCGCAGCGTTTCGCTCACTCGGTCCACGTTGGCAATCCATCCCCAACGCTCTGCAAAAGTGCCTTCACCTCCGCTATCTTCATCCGTATCTCCGTCCTCCGCTTCGTGTCCTTCTCCTTCCTCAAAGCCTGCTCCCAGGAGGTGAGGGAATCCGCGGTTAATTGTAGAAACCGCCCGAAAAAAAAAGCGGCAAGTCCCAGGGCATCCGGGAAGGGCAGGGCCTCCACCTTGCGCTGCACCTCCACCACATCGTAGCCGTCATTGTATGCCTTTCCCTCAGGAATGAGGAACACCGAAAGGAGTTGCGGAAGGCTGGCCGGGAAATCCTTTGCGAAGGTCTGGAAGTCTATATACTGGGCGGTGTTTATCCTGCGGAAGTCCGTGGTGGGTATCAATCCCTCCCAGGTCCATCCGTCAGTTATTTCCGTGGGTTTGCAGTGCTCCCGCAGGAAGGCCGTTTGCGCTGCCATACGGGCATAATCTCCTATGGGTAATAGGAGAATGTCATCCGCGGCCATATCGGCCAAAATAGCGATTATCTGGACCTGCTTATCCAGTTCATCCCCTTCTCCCTGGAGGATGGCGTTTACCTTCATATAACGGCCCAGGGTGAGGGCCCCGTAGTTATCTATCATAGTGCGTTATCTATTAAAGCCAATGGTATATGAGCCAGCACCTCCGGCCAGCTCGGAATAGAGGGCGTAGCGTGTCGCATCCATCAGATGGTTCCAGGTATCAATAGGCTGGTTGGTGAGCCTGCCGTCCCGGTCCTTCGCCCAGGTGTAGTTCCGGCCTTCCTTTATCCAGTTCACGGAGGCTTTCGTGACGTAGAGTTTCCACCCCTGCAACCACTGAATCTGGAAGACCAGCCTGTCCTTGTTTCCGGGAGCCGTCTTGTTGCTGGCAAGGATATTGAGGCCCGTGTCCCGTCCTATCTCCGCGATGCTTTTCGGTTCGGCAGCATCGGCCCATATATGGGTGCCGCGGTGGATACCTTCCTCACTGAGCAGGGCTGATATATCCCTGTTGAGCATCCCCTTGTCATAGCATCGTTCATCCACGTATGCAATCTTCTTGCGGGTATCGGCCAGCACCCGCACCACGGCGGTGGGGTCATGGGTGAAGCCGAAGTCCATCCCATAGATTTCCCGCAGGCCCTGAGGCTCCGGCATCGTGTCTATGAGTTCAAATTCATATATCAGTCCTTCCAGGGTGCCGAACTCACCCAGGCCGTAGACTTTCCACCAATTCTTATCGTGGCGGTTTGCTTCAATCGTAGCGACCTGCTCCGGCGTGAGGTAATCGTTATCCTTGTAGGTGGAGTGGATGGTGATGCAGTCCGGCCCCGCCTCCACTATCTCGTTACCCCAGAAGGAAGCCGTGGGGTTGTAGTCCTGGAGGATAAGGCCACGGGTACGGATGAATAACTGGCGGGCCGTTTCATACGGGATATTCTGGATTTCATTGAGGAAAAGGCGATCACGGGCCGGGCCGTGTACCTTGCCGGGGGCATCCGCAGAAAAAAACTCTATCTTTGCTCCGTTATGCGGCAGGGTGTAGATGCTTTCCGACTTATTCCAGCAATTTATATCGTAGTAATCCCCCAGGGCCAGGGGGAAGTCACGGATGGCTCCCCTTTTGAGGTGGGGGAAGGTTTCCGATACTACGGAGGTGAGGGTGGGGGTGGTATCCTGGGCCGCAAGTTCAAAGATAGCCTGGAGGTTGGCAAAGGTTTTCCCGGAACGGGTGCCGCCGCACGAACTCACATAGCGGCCCGTGCGGCAGATGGCATCCATTG